GTTGAAGTCATAAGTTCCGGGCTCTCCAGTGTCGCGACCTGTTTGCTTGAGTCCAATCACTGATGAAATGATGTGTGTCTTCCAGAACAAGTAAAGCTCTGGCAAGTTACGGCACTCATCCATGAATTGGTCGAACAGTGCAATGTGGGCCCGATCCAAGCCGAACTGGTACATCAGTTTCAACTCAATGCCTAGGCTATCGCCACGTTGGGTTGAGTCGAAGTTCTCTAGGTCGCTCTCAGTGCTCTCACGATCCTTCCAGTGCTCACGGGCCCATGCGTCGAAGTCATCTGCAGTTTTCTCGCAATTACAGTATAGCTCTGCTGGAAACTTGTGCATAACCTTGCAACGTAAGTAGCGAACCATTGGGCCAAACAGTAGAATAACGGCGTCCTGACAGGTGGCAAGACTTTGTCCGGCCTTGGCGGGCTTTCCGAGAGTCTCCAGCTTGGCCTTGAGTTGAGACTTAACAAAATGGTCCACGAAGTTGAGCTTCCAGAACGGGTCGCCACGCTTAACATTGTTGAGGAGAGTTTGCTGCGTCTTAGTGGTTAACTTGCGGAACTCCGTTTCAAAAATGCATCGCTCGAATAGTTCAGTATCAAGCTTCTCGGGGAACTTCTGGAAGCCTAAATAACTGGCCAAGTGGTCAAACAAGATTTGCGCCTTCCAGTCTGAGCTGTGCAGATCCTCAAGGTTGTCGTCGACAGTGCCTGGGGATAAACGTTTCTTGATTGTCACTGGAAAGAGAACTGGGTCGGTGCCACGCTGGTTTGGGAATAGCTGTTCCGTTGGCATGCCAGATCGGTTATAACGCTCTGTGAAACAGTTCGTCATACCAGCATCAGTTAACACTTCCCGCTGCTCTCGGTAGGTTAAACCATCCAGGGCCTGATCAAGGATTCTGGCTGGGTCTGCGCGAGGGAGATGAGTGCGCTCAGTGGCTCTTGGTTCCGTTGTCTCCATGGCCTTGTAACCTGGCTCCATAGTGTACGTCTCGCCGTTAAGCAACACCTCAAGGGTTGGTGGAGCTCGATCATTCCAGCAAGGTTCTGAGGTGCTCTGACCATTGGCACGAGTTACGCTTGAGCGAGTGGACAAAGCGCGTCGCTTGTTTATCACTCTGCCTATTCTATTGAACTTGGCTAGTCTCTTGGCTGTGGTGTTAGCAAACTTGGTGGGGTCCATTCGAACAATGTTGAAGGCAGCCAACTGTCTGTTGAACAAAGCCAGGAAATCGATTGGACCAGTCAAGCCCATGACAGCCTTAACGTCAGCGCGAGTGTTCAGAAGGCTGGTGTAGCCCGGGCCAATTGACTCAACTAAGATCAGGTGATTGGTCACTCTGCCAACGGCGCTGTAAAAGTCGCCGGCCGTCTGTTGCTGGAGCATAGTAGAGGTCACCATTATCTGAGCTGTGTGGTAAGTTGCTCCCTGAGAGCCACCAACATTTCTGGCATTGTTTCCCTGAAAATTCAAGTTGCCTGTTTCTCCATTGGTCGCAGCAATGATGGGGTAACGACTG